ACCTAGCCAACGGTTTACGCACTCAGTTCATACGGTCTAAGTCGGGCGCTAATGCCGCAGGTGCGTTGATGCGTAAAGCCACATCAGCGGGCCTACTAGCAAACCCAATGAACGCTGCGCTTAACGTAGCTGAAGGAATCACAGCACCTATCTACCAGAACGGCATTAAGGCATGGGCGAAGTCTGTCCTCCCTAGCATTAAAAGTACTATGCGTGAGCAGTTCGGAGACCGTGCGCCTAATTGGTTGAGCCAAAAGGATATGGGTCTAGGTGATAGCTTCATGGGTGAAGTGGCACAAGAAGCAACCTCTACTGTGGGCACGGCAGTAGACACGATGGCTAAGTTCCTCTACAAAGTCAGCGGCGTAAGCACTGTTAACCGTATGGGCCAAGAGATATTGCAGAACAGTGCAGTCATACGTGGAAGAGACTTAGCTAAGAAGGGGATCGCGGGGGATGCTAAGGCTGTTGAGAAGCTACGCAAGCACGACGGGATGCGTGGTCTTACCGAGTCTGAGTTCCAAGCTACCATGAAAGAGCTAGGCAGCGGTAACGTGGATAGCCCGTGGATTAATAACTTTGCAGGCGCTGCGCTGAACAAGTGGCAGCCGGTGTCCGCAGCGTCTATGCCAAAGGCGTTCCATGATAACCCTAACGGACGCATGATGTACTCCATGATGTCATACATGAACAGGCAGATGAATAGTCTCAGGCTTGACGTAGGTTCGCAGATTGCAGAGGCGAATCGCTACGGGTTGAATACGAAGGAAGGCAGACAAGCACTCAAGAACGCGACTAAAGCATCTGCTAAATACGTAGCTTTGTTTGGCGTAGTGGGTGGTCTGTTTGATGACTCACGTAAGACTATGCTGCAAGATAGTGACTACGAGTTGTCTGAGATATTTACGCCAGAGGGAATCACTGACGCGGCCCTAAATCAAATTGTTTCTAACGTATCTAGTGGCATGCTCAACATGCGAGCATCCGACTACGGCGGCAAGGCATTCAATCCGGTACCTGCTCCTGCATCTGTAGGCATGAAAGGTGTGAATGCAGCGTATGATTTAGCTACTGGGCAAGGGTCGGATAGTGCGCTGCGTTTCTTGCAAGGCAACGTCCCCGGCTTCTCACTTGCGGATAAGACTAAGCGGATGTTTACAGACGAGCGTCTGTTGATTGATCCTAAAGAATAGTACGTAAAAGCGTACGCCACGGATGGACGTATGACAAACAACTAGAGGTAGGCATGGATTCCGAAGAGAGACAAAGCATTGAACGCAGGTTGGGGCACCTTGAAATATCTTTCGCGGCCCACTCCGCACTGATGGCTAGGAACACAGAGATACTGGATGACATACGTACGTATATAAATCAACCTAAGCGCCTCCCTGAGTGGCTGGCTGCCTGTGTCGCTGTGTTAGCGTTGTGTGGCACACTGCTATACACCGCTTACATCTCTCCGCTTGAAGACCGTATGGTTGATCTGAAGGAGACAACTGTGGAGAACCGCGTCTCTATAGCAGCCACGACTAGCTACGCTACTGAATCAAGGAGGGTAGTCGATGAATGGATTCGCGAAAATAGTAATCATTCTGAGCCTTAGTTTATCGGGGTGTAGTGCGCTCGGTGGGTTGGCTGCTAAGGCTGCGCTGGGTGGGGTGACAGGTGGGAGCGACGGCCTGTCGGTCGATGCTAACGTCGGTCAGGCCAAGTCGGAAGGAGATCAGGGGGTTACGCAGAATGCTGCTACGGCTGTTACCGCGCAGGTTAATGACACTGTCGAAGAAACTTTTCAAGGGGATGTAGGGAAAGTTATTCACGAGGCAGGACTTGGGATGCCCGAGCTATTCTTATTAGTGCTGCTCGCAGGATGGGCTATACCTGCGCCTCGTGAGATGCTTCTTGGTACTATGCGTACGCTTAGGGACGCTGTTCTAGTCTTTCGTCGGTCGCCTCCAGTTGCAGTATCAACCTATCCAGATACCACCGACACTTCCGTAGATCCTCAAGGCCATTCTTATAAGGCCAACGCCACAGATACTTGAACGCGTTCATCCAGAGGTAGCCGTGGAAGGGCTTCATGTCACAACCCCGACACGCCTCTTCCATCGCATCAATACACTCGATACCTCCGCCCGTGTAGTGGGCAGGGTGGTTAACTTTGTCGTTAATGGACACTGTATGGACTCCCTCCGTCTACGTCCTCACCAAAGCAGCGGGACAGGATGGCGTACTTGGCCATGTCGAGTAGCATGTTGAGACCGTCTGGATCTTTAGTGTTGCCGCCGATCATCAGACCGCCAGCTTTAGACAAGTAGACGACGACCGTCTCACCCTTGTCACCTTCCACTTCCTCTTCCATCTGGGCTGCGGTCTCTAAAAATGCTTGGAAGCACTCAGAAGAATACCCTATCTTGCTCTCTTCCTTGTCTGGAAAGTCTACAATATTCATAGCTATAGCTCCAAGTATACAACAAAACGTTCTAGGTTATCGAGAATGTGGTCACGTAGCGACTCTACTAGAACAGGCATCTCTAAGTCTAGCACCTCTAGTATTTCGTTCGAGTCCATACGTTCCTCTATCTGTTCAATTACATAGTCAGGGTTCATCACACTCTCCGTATCTTAGATCCCAAATCCATTGGCTCTACATAAGGTAACCCATCTGTGACAATACCGCAACCGATGATTGGCTTATTCTTAAAGTGTTTGCCGTATGCAAACGCCATGCTGTCATTGTCTACACCGCAGCCTACTGCCATTCCCCACACTAACTCACGATCGCTAGCTGTGTAGCTGACGCCGAAGTTACTATGGTTGTGGCCACTGACTGTACACTGCATGCGCTTCTGTGCGTCTGCTCGAAAGCCATTAACGCCGCCCGATGTCTCACCGTGGTGGTACAACACATCGTCAATCTCGATAGACTCTTCGACCGACCAACCTTCCGGCATCTCGAAGAGATCCTCGATAGGCTTCAGGAAGATCGACGGGGACATCCCTAGCTTTTGAAGCTGTCGCGCCGGGATGCGGTCATGATTTCCCATGATGAGCGTAAGTTCTGGAAACGCTGTGTACCATAGCTTCGCTCGCTCCAGTGCTGACTCATACTCACCATGAACATTATGGAGCAGAGGCTCACTGTCATGAAAAGACAGAGAATGATTATCAAAGAAGTCACCAATATGGACAACAGTGTCCACGTCCCACGTATCAAATGCTTCAACACAGAAGTCAAGATAACCTCCCAGTTCGTACGGTAGATGTGTGTCACCTATGATACCTACTCGTGCCATTACCGTCTCCTCCCGAGTGTTACCTCATTTTCGTAATAGAACTCAGCTCGTTCCGTCCACATGTCACGCTCCCAAACTATCATGGCATCCCATGCAGTATCAGTAGCCACCCGAAAGTCTTGGTAGTTTGGCTTACTGAATATCTGCACGTTCATGTCCAGTGCTTCGTCGTACTCTTCACGATGGTTCATATAATATCGAAAGCCCCGAGTAGAAAGATACTGAACACTATTGTTCCTGCCAATGCTATTGCTACCGCTTCCCAATCAATACCTCTCATCGTTTCTTCCTCTCGTTGTTAGTCTTCAACTGGTGGCATGGCTTGCACAACACCATGAACCCCTGTGCCTCGCAGAACATACGCTCTACAAATCCTGGGAGGTCATCAAACTTCTTTAGTGAGCCGCAGGCTACGATGTGATCCACCTCCACGTCCTTGGACAAGAAGAGTTCGTCACATGCAGCACACTGCCAACGCATCCCGTCATCCATCAACACCTTAGCTTTGTTACGAGCAGTCTGCTTAGCAGGCCACTTCATGAACGCAGCACGGAGAGCTGAGCGGATGAACGAGAAGTACTTCGCCTCTGTCCACTGCATGTTGTTACGTGTCTTTTCGCCACGCTTAGGCATGCGGTGCCTCCCACATCTCACCGACTTCACGTCGCATCCACAGTTGCCTGCCGATACGTATGAGCCAGTTGTCTAGCACCTGTTCCTTGTCGTCAAGACACATGCCAACCTTGTCGTAGCCGTCAGCATACACACTACGCACGTAATCGTACATCGTTACGGGATCAGTCATCTCCGCTAGTGGAGCCTTGATCTTAGCGGATGCCTTCATGCCTACCATGCGGAACAGACCGGGGATGTTGTCGGTCGAGTCACCTGTTAACATTTGAGTATAGAAGAAACGATCTGCCTCTTCGTCTGTAACGTAGTACATGAGTTCCTTCCTCCAGTTGTAGTGCCAGCCGCGACACCCGTTGAGATCCTTGTCAAGCGTAGCAATGCCCCATCCGTTCTGGAAAGCATTGATCGATAGTAGGTCGTCGGCTTCTTCATTGTCCGATACGATTGCGTCTAGCTGCTCGATCATGTACGTTCGTATTGCTTGCAAGTGTCGGGGCTTATCGC